CAACCCGACAGACTTGCGCGGGTTGCTGGGCGAGCCGATCGAGCGTATTCCTGACGCGGACTGTTCTCTGGCGTTGTGGATGCTGGCATGCTGAGTCCTGCCACCGACCCCGGCTTCGCCTCCAGCCCGTTACACGGCGAGGCGGTGCAGGCAAGACTGGTCAAGCAAGTGCTGGCCCGGGTCAAGCGGCACGGCCTGGCGCTTGACGTCGGCGCGCACATCGGGACGTGGACCGTACCACTCGCGGCCCGCTTCGAGCAGGTCATCGCGTTCGAGCCGGTAGCGGCCAACCGCGAGTGCCTCGAAGCCAACGTCGCCTGGCTGAAGAACGTGATCGTCCTGCCGGTGGCGGTCAGCGATCGCAACGGCACCGGGTCGATGACTTTGCCGGGCGACAACTCGGGGACGTACTGCCTGCTGCACGGCACGGACGTTCTGGTCACGACGCTCGACGTGGTCGTGCACTCGCCGGTCGACTTCATCAAGCTGGACGTCGAGGGCGCGGAAGGCGCGGTGCTGATGGGGGCTGAGAAGATTCTGCGGTCCTCCCGCCCGGCGGTGTTCTTCGAAGACAACGGCCTCGGCGAGCGGCACTACGGTCCGAGCTGGGTCGACCCGAAGATGATCCTGCAGCGCAACGGCTATCGGCCCGCGGTGCGGCTGGCAAAGAACGAGTTATGGCTGCCGGATTAACTGTAGCCTGCGTATACAAGCCCGGCGGCGGATTCACGGACGAGTACGTCTACCGACTGCGGGAAGGGGTGGCGAAGCACTGCCACGTTCCGCATCGGTTCGTGGTGTTGACCAACGAGAAGTTCGAAGACTTCGAGACGATCCGCTTCACGCGCAACGTCCCGGGGTGGTGGAACAAATTGCAACTGTTCGCCAAGGACCAGTTTGTAGGCCAAGTGGCGTACTTCGATCTCGACACGATGATCGTCGGCGACATCACCGACATCGTCACGGCGCCGCAGGAGTTCGCCATGCTGCGCGACTTCTACGGCAAAGACCGCGTGGCCTCGGGGATGATGGTCTGGAATGCGAGTGACGACTGGAGCGCGATCTACGAGACGTTCAGTGCCGCTCGCATCCCAGAGTATTCGAAAACTGCCGAAAAATGGGGCGACCAGGCTTGGATTGGAAATTGCCTGCAGGACGCGCCCGCGCTGCTGCAGGATCAATTCCCCGGCCGCATCGTGAGCTACAAGGTCGAGATGAAGGCGCAGGGTAAAATGCCGAAGGGCGCATCAGTTGTAGCCTTTCATGGGCGGCCCCGCCCTCACCAGATAGGATGGAAGTTGCCGTGAGCATAGAGACGCAAACCAAAATCGGCCTGATCTCCAAGGCGCTTATCCTTATCGGCGAGACCCCGCTGCAGTCGCTGACGGATGACCGTTATGGCGCAACGGTTGGGTCTAATTTATTCGAAATGCTCCTGGAGAACGAGCTGCAGAGCAACCCCTGGCGCTTCAGCATGAAGAAGGCTGCACTCTCCCGGCTGGTCGTCACGCCGCTGAATCAATACGCCTACGCCTACCAGATTCCCGCCGACTGCCTTCTCGTCCGGCACGTCTACCCGCGCATCCATTACGAGATTTTCGGCGACCGTATCTACACGGATCACACGAGCGTCGAGCTGGACTACCAGTTCAAGCCGGACGTCACGGAGATGCCGGCCTACTTCGCCACGCTGATGGTTTACGCGCTGGCCCGCGACATGGTCAAGCCGATCACCGAGTCGGACACCGGGGTCAAGACGTTCGCTGCCAAGTACGTGATGCAGCGGGATCGTGCCATGTACGCCGACGCGCAGGCCCGCCCGGCCACCATGATTCAAGACAGTCCGTTCACGGACTTCCGTAACCCGTGAAGACGCACGTCATCCAGTCGAGCTTCCTGAGCGGCGTGCTCTCGCCGGAAGCCTCGTCGCGTGTCGACTCGGACGCCTACAACCAGGGCCTGCTGACGGGCATCAACGTGGTGCCGCGCCCGCTCGGCGGCATGCGCCGTCGCCCCGGTCTCGCCTACGTCGCCACGCTGCCGTACGTGCTCTCGCGCGTCACCGGGCAGACCATCACCGCCGCAAACGGCGGCACGACCGCCAACGCCAACGACGGCAGCACGACGACGGCGCTCGTCACCACCACCGACGTCAGCACCAACGACCCCTTCGTCGTGGTGCACTATGACCTCGGTGCCGCAACCAGCATCCTGTTCGCGGACGTCCTGAGCCTCAAGTCCACGGGAGGCACCAGCACCGAGTTCCGCATCCAGTACAGCACCGACAACTCCAACTGGACGACGTGGGGCGACGCCTTCGAACTGGTCGACACGACCGCCCGCAGCTATCGACGCGGCGGCACGGCTGTCAGCGCCCGCTATTGGCGCGTGGCCAAGGTGGGCGGCACGAACATGGGCGCTGTCGACACCGAACTCGTCGAGTTCAATGTCTGGACCGAAACGAGCACGATGTCCGCGGTCCGCCTCGTGCAGTTCGAAGTCGACACCGACACGCAGTACCTCTGCGCCTTCACCGACCGCAGCCTGGCCGTGTACGAGGACGATACACTGGTCGTACACCTGCCCTCGCCGTACACGAGCGCCCAGCTTGCCGACCTCGACGCCGCTCAGAACCAGGACTCGCTGGTGCTGGTGCATGGCAGCCATGCGCCACGCTTCGTGTTTCCCGAACTCGGTACGCTGTACTCGGACCCGATCGTGTTCACCACCGTGCCGCAGTACGACTTCGACGACACGAGTTCGCCGACGCCAGTCTCGGCGGTGCAGGTCATCACCTTCGCCTCCGGGTGGGCGCAAGGCGAGACGTTCCAGATTGACCTCGAAGGGGCGCGCTCGGCCGCCATCACCTACGGCGGCGATGCCACCGCCACGGAACAGAGCACCACGGCCGACAACATCGCCCGCGAAGTGCAGAAGCTCTACACCGTGCCGGGCTTCACCGGCGTCTCGTGCGCCCGCACGGGTGCGCGCGAGTACACGGTCACGTTCGCCGACGCCAGCGCCAAGGACTACGAGCTGCTGAGTGGCGTGCCGCTGACCGGCGTCAACGCCATCACCGTGGCCGAGACCACGGCGGGCACGCCGCGCACCGAGGACGCGTGGAGCGCCTCGCGCGGCTACCCGCGCACGGTCACGTTCTTCGAAGGACGGCTCTACTTCGGCGGCACGGCCAGCCTGCCGACGGCGATCCTCGGCAGTCGCGTCAACCAGATACTCGACTTCGAGATCGAGGAGGCGCTGGACGACGACGCGCTGTTCGTGTTGCTCTCCGGCCAGCAGTTGAACGCGGTGCAGGGCCTGTTCGCCGGGCGCTCGCTGCAGATATTCACGATCGGCGGCGAGCTCCGGTTCGCCAAGCCCATCGGCGAACCGATCACCCCGGGCGACGCGCCGGCCTCGCAGACGCAGTACGGCTCGGCCAAAATCCGCCCGGTGGCGACCGACGGCACGACCATCTTCGCCCAGCGCACCCGCAAGGCGATCCGCGACTTCCGCTTCGACTACGAGGAAGACGCCTACAACTCGCTGGGCCTGTCGGCGCTGGCGCCGCATCTGATCAACGACGTGCGCGACCTCGCCGCGTGGAACGGCTCGAGCACGGACGAGATCAACCTCGTCTTCGCCATCAACGGCGACGGCACGGCGGCCATCCTGACCTCCCGGCGCGAAGCGAACGTCCGCGCCTGGGTGCAGTGGACGACGCAGGGGCTGTTCAAGGCCGCCGCGGGCATGCTGGAGAACATCTATTTCGCGGTGCAGCGAACGATCAACGACGTCGACACCTTGTTCCTCGAGCGCACCGACCCGGACTCTTACCTCGACTGTTCGATCCGCTCGGCCACGGTGGGCACGGTCAACGTCTCCAACGTCCGTTACGTGTACCAGAGCCCGACGCTCGGGTATTATCGCTACATCGACACCGCCACGGCGCACGGCCTCGCGGTGAACGATCGCACCACCGTCGAGGGCATCGTCGCCTCCGGCAGTTACGACGTCGACGGCACCTGGACCGTGGTGGAAGTGGTGGACACGACGACCATCCGGGTCAAGTCCAGCTTCATCGCGCCGACCGGCAGCTACGTCTCGGGCGGCACGTTGTCGACGACGTCCGCCGGCACGGTCAGCGGACTCGACCACCTCGACGGCGAGGAGTGCCGGGTGCGTGCAGACGGCTTCGTGCTGGCCGACGTGACGCCGGCCGCCGGCGTTGCCACGCTGGCCGAGGGCGACTTCGGTTACGCCGAGATCGGGCTTGGCTTCGACGTCACGCTGACGCCGATGCCGCTGAACCAGATGCTGCCCGAAGGCGCGAACTTCATGCGCAAGCGGCGCGTGACGAAGATCCGGGTGCGCGTGTTCGAGACCCTTGGGGTGCAGATCAACG